GGCCAGCTTGTCGGCCAGTTCCGGCTCGAACACGGTGGTAAAGGTGGCAAAATTCAAAGTGGACTGAACCACGCCTTCCATTACGGTTTCCGCGCTGTCGCCGTCGTTGCCTCTGGAAATGATTGCGCCTTTGGCTTCGGTCAGGTTCAGGGCTTCGGCCAGTGTGCCGGTGGCAAAGCCGATTTCTGAAGCCTTGCCTTGGATGGCGGAAACGATTTCAAACGCTTGCAACTGCTCGTCAAACTGTACGGCGGCATTGATGGCCGTACCGATTTTGTCGGCGGCATCGGAAAAGCTGGTGGCGGCCGCCAAGCTGATGTTGTCGCCGCTCTTGTCGCTGCCGTCGATGTTCACTTTCAGATTGCCCGAAAGTTTTTTCAGGGCGGCAAGGCTCATGCTTTTCACGCTTGCGCCGCGCAGATAGGCAGCTTCCTTGCCGACGTTGTAGGGGTAGAAATACAGCGTGCCCGGCTTGATGTGCGAATTGTCGAAGCCTTTAAAATACACCTGCGCGGCTTTAAACTCTTCGCTGGCCAAGCCGAAAAATTCGCCGACTGCCGAAGCATCGGGGAACGCGGTATGCCGGCCAGTGGGCAGGTTTTCGTTTTTGCTCAAAAAGACGGCGTTCATCGACAGGGGAGAGCCGCCGGAACTGAGCACGGCGGGGTTTACACTGACGATTTTACTTGCCGGAATAGATTGGAACATGGATATATCCTTTACGGTTGGATCAGGGTTAAATCAAAAGCGTTTACAAACTGCTGCGGGTGTTCCGCCTGTGGCGCATAGGCCAGATGCACGGTAGTCATCCAGCGTTCTTCGTATTCGCTCTCTTCGTTGGTGAGCGGCATGAAGCGTGCGGGGTCGGCATACAGCGGCTGGCAGGATTTCAGCCGTTCGCAGGCGTAAAAATCGCGCCACAGCAAAACGGTTTTCTGCGCCATCTGCCCCGCGCCTTCGCCGTAGAAATCAAGCTGCATCTGTATTTCGGATTGGCGCGATACGGCAGCGGTTTCATCCGCTGCGGCGTAAGCGTGTTCGTTGGTGGCAGCGGCGGCTTCGTTCAGGATGTTCATCACCACAAACGGCGGCTTGGGCAACGGTACGTTGTTGCTGTATCCGCGCACCACTTCGCACGAAAAAAGCCCGAGCAGCATTGCCCGGACTTCGGTGTAAATATCGTCTAATGTTGCCGCCATAACAGCACCTTGCACCAATCCGGCCAGCTTTCCACCACCTGTTTCACCAGCCATTCTGTCGTTTCGGTTTCGCCGTAGGCCGCGAATACCAGCTTATCCGCGCCTTTACCATCCTGTCGCCGCAGTCCGTGGAATTGGCCGGTGACATAGGCATACAGCAACGTCCCTTGCTGCGCCAATCCTTCAAACAAGGATAAATCCTGCGTATTGAGGGTTTGGGTCTGCACGGTTACGGGATGCTCGCTGTAGCCTGATTTCCGTTTTCCCGTTGCATCGGTGGTGTAGCCATCATTGAGTTTTAGCACGGCGGGCAGGTTGGGATTGACGGATGTAATCGCGCCGTTGGCGATGGCTCTCAGGTTCATTCGTCCGTTACCTCGTAATCAATACTTCGCCACAACGTTCCCGTGTCAATCAACGGCTTATCAAAGCCTTTTTGCTTCACGGTCGCGGCGGCGTTGGGCGGTTCGCGGAAGTCTTGGATAGTTTCCACAATCTGCCCCTTTACGCCTCTGCCCATCAATTCCAAGGTTTGCCGCACATCGCCGCCGTTGGCTTCCATTAGTGCGGCAGCCTGCTTCGGCCATTCGTCCTTATGCTCGGCAATGGTATTGCGGAAAAACGGGCGTGGGGGAATGGTTGCCGTGCCGTATTCATTCCAAAAGGCCACTTGTGCCACGCTTTCTCCGTCCGAGCCGTCGTAGTTTGCCTGTTCGATGATGCCGACGCGTACCTTGGCCGTTGTTGCCTGCGCGGCCAGTTCGGCCAGCCGCTGCCTGAATTTATCGCCGCCGCGCATAACAGCCTCCCAATACATAGCGGAAACGGCGGTATTTGGCGGTAAGCTGCCAGTAGGTCGCGCCGTAAGGCGTTTGCAGATACCAAGCGGCATTGCTGCCCACAGCACCCATATCCGCGCTCACGGAAACGCTGCCTTCGGTGGCCGAAGCAATGCGCCCCACCAATCCGCCCTGTGCGGCACGTTCAGCCAGCGCGGCGAAATGGCGCACCAGCAGGAACAGCAGCACTTCGCGCTCTTCCAGCTTTTTCACGATGCTGTGGTCGGTGTTGTCCAGCAGGCTTTCGGCCTGCGTGAACCACATTTCAAGCTGTGCATCTGTGGCCTGTACTTCGGGATAGGCTGCCTGAAACCGTGCTTTATCAAAGACGACGGCGGGCATGGTTAGTCTTCCTTGGCGGTACTTACACCATTGGCCTTGTCATCCGGCTTGATGGCTTCCAACTTGGTTTCATTGTCGGTCTTTTCCCGCGCTTCGGCTTTGGTGTTCTTAGCATCTTCATGGGCGAAAATGAAGCCGTTTTTCACCATGTCGCGGTCTTGGTGCGCTTCCATCCAGGCATTGAACAGGTCGGCGTCCACATCGTAAGTGATGCCGTGGCCGCCGATGATGTTTGAGGCATTGGCGCCGTTCAGTTCTACCGACTGGCCGCCCACTTCGATAATCAGTCCGTTGGGCAGTTTGCAGCCAACAGTTACAGTTTTTTGTTTTGCCATTTAGATTCTCCAATAAAAAAGCCCGCAGATGCGGGCATGAAAAAGGCTGCCTGAAAATAGACAGCCTTGTTTTTAGCTTCGCAGAAACTCGCAAGCTTGTTTTCAAGCAGCCTGCACTTAGCTCACCGTCATGGAAGCAATGCAGAATGGGCGATAGATAATCGCGCCCCATGTGCCCTGCGATTTCTTCTGCTTGATGCTGGAGGCTTCCAAAACCATGTTGTGCGCACGCAGTTTTTCGGTGAAACCGCATTCCAACGTGCGCTGGCCGTCCAACTCTTCCACAATCAACTGCACCATTTCGCCCGATGCGGCGGAGTATTCCGGCACGGTTTCGATGCGCAGGTTGGGGAAGTTCTTTTTCAGCTGGTCGGTAACATTGACGTTGTACTGGTTGGTTTTGGTCAGTTCAACGCTGGCAGTCGGGCTGCACACCAGCAGGAGCGGCGTGTTCATATCAATCAGGCCGCCGGTCTGCTGCAACAGTTTTTGGAACAGCTTGCGGATGGATTCGTACACTTGCTCGCCGGTGGCGGTTGCCCATGTTTGGGTGGCAGCGGTAGCGGCCGGCAGGCTCGGATCGTTGAGGATGCCGTAGTTCTGCAAACCTTTGATACCGAACAGATAGGATTTGTTCTGGAAGCGGTTCAAGGCATTCACGCTGGCCTGATTGACGCGGTTTACATAGTCAATTTTCGCTTCGCCTGCGCGTGCCACTTCGCGTTCGCCCCAGCGGGTGAACACTTGGTAATGGTAGCTTTGGCGTTGCGGGAAATTGACGTTGGCACCGCTCACGCCGTTGTTGTTGTAGTCGCCGTAGCTGGAGACTTCGCCGGTAGGCTCTACCAGCATGAACATGGCGGTTTCGGTCGTCCAATCGCCTTTTTTCACTTCGCCGAAGATTTCGGCGGCCTTCATCGGCTGAAGGGCGACTTCAATCAGCTTCGGATCGACATAGGTCAGCATCCATGCGGGAATGCCGCTGTTGCCGGCGGTGGTCAGCGCGGGCTGCGCATCCATCGCCAAAGCAGCCTGCACCTGTTCGTTCATCAGCTTTTTGCCGCCGCCCATAAAGACGATGCCGGCATCGCGTTCGAGTTGTTGCAAGGTATTCATTTAATCGTTACTCCCATGTGGTGATTTTGGCCAGTTCGCCCGCTGCGGCTTTGGAAGCCACTTTGAAGCTGGTCAGGGTGTGGCCGGTTTCGGTGGCGGCGGCAGATGCTTTCAATGTGCCGTCGGCGTCTTTGGCAAACACGTTCTGGCCGATTTCGGCACCGGCGGGGAAATGCGCCCAGAAGTCGCCTGCTACGGCCAGCGTAATGATTTGGCCGGGCAGGATTTGGTTGCCGTGTTCCGCCAGATAGGCGGTGATGCTGGCCTGTTGTTCGCGGTGGACAAAGCCGATGCGTGCGTCGGCAGTTTTCTTGTTGGACACTTTGCCCTCGGCATCCGCCCAAGCAAACACGCCGACGGTTACGCCGTCCGTGCCGCTGACGAGTGCGCCTTCACCCGCCAGCATGGAAGCGTTCGGGTTGTGGGCAGCAAAATCCCCCGCAACGGCGGGGGCTTGATAAGGTTTGACTACTTTTTGGAATGACATGGTTTAAGCCTTTCTGATTCGTGATAAACCGGGGAACTGTTCGGCGGTTTTGGCCGCATCTTGCGCCATCGGCTGTTTGGGTTTGCCCAACATGCCGACCATGGCGCGGTAGGCGGAGGGATGTATGCCAGTTACGTCAATGCCGCTCTGTTCCAGCGCGAACTTGTACACATCCGCCGCATTATCCATCGCCACATCGCCGACAATGTGCGCCACTTCGCGCTGTGCCGTTGCCAAAGCCTGCGAACGTTTCCGTTCGGCTTCCACGGCACGCTTGATGGCCGCATCCATCGCCATTTTGGAAATGGCGCGGTCTTGCGCGGGCTTGGGCGCGCCTCCTTCTGGGGCTTCCGGTTCTTCGTCTTCGGCGGGTTCTTCCGGCTCAGCGGGGGCGGGGTTATTCTCACCGTCCTCAGGCTCGTCTTCGTCCGTGCCGACATTCTCGACGTTTTCGGGCGGCAAATCTTCGCCGTCGTCCTCCGCCGTCTGCACTTCGTTGGTGAGCGAGCCGATGACCTGCAACAGTTCATCAGGGCTCAATTCAGCATCCTGCGCCAATAAAGGCTGCACGGCTTCCTGAATACGCGCTTTCGCGCCTGCTTTCAGTTTCATGGTTTTCCTTTCACAAAATGGGTCTGCATCGCTTACTACAACATCACGCCCCGCCCGACCCACATCGACAAGGGCTACATGGTTTCCGACAATATCGCGCATCACGCCGTCGTAATGCCTGCCTTCAAATTCGCCTGCGGTCATGTCTGCGGTGTAGTGATACGCACTGGATAGCTCCACCTGCTCACCGCTCTCAATACCGGCAATCGCCTCAGCATCCCACACGGCCAGCGAACATTTCAGGTAGCCGTCTTCAAACACGGTATCGCTACCGGTCGTGCCGGCAATCACTTCTTTCTGCGGTTCGTCGGCGGAAACGGGAATGTGTTTGCTCAATAAAGGCAGGTTGTTGAAGGTCGGCGCCGCCTTTCTCAACTCTTCGGGGTCTCGCAGCAGGTAGTAAACCTTTTTCGGCTCAAGCCCCAGTTGTTGGTAATTGGGGATTTCGCTGCCGTAGTACGGATTTACCGTGGCCTTGCTGATGTTGGAGCTTTCCACATGCAGCCTGCCGTCTTGGTCGTAGGAGCGCAGTGAGCGGTCTTGGGCGATGGAGAGGCGGTCTTTTGCAGTTGTTGCAGATTTTGAAACAACTTTGCGTCGGATAATTTGACTGCCAAGTGCTGCTCCTTCGTCTGTAAAGAAATAACCCCAGCCGCTTTTGCTACTGGGGTCTTCTTTCAAAATACCTGCTGAAACGTATTTGCTTAAGTCTTCAGCTTTCATTACTCCGCGAAAATCAAAAGAGTTTGGCTGGTAGCCGTTATGCACACTGGTTAAGTGATCAGAAATGCGTTTGAACTCGCCTTTATGTTTCCGCAAACCTTCTAAATTTTTCCCAAATTCCCCCGCTGTTTTTTCATCCATATTGCGAAAATCCAAGCCCCCATGCTGAAACCTCTTTTTATTCTCTTGAACATAAGAGATTGCTGTCGCTTTGGCTTGAGCGACCGGTGTTTTAGGCCGATTGGCTAATGTGTCGGTAGGTTTTTTGCCAGCTTGCCCGCCTATACGCTCAGCCAGTTCAGGCGGCATCTCCCCGCGCAAAAGAGCAACCATGATTGCAGCTCTCCGCTCCGACTGCGCCTCTTTTTCCGCTTTAGCATCTGCCTCAGCCTTTTGCCTAGCAAGCGTTTTCTCACTCAACGGCTGCGCTTCTCCGACGGTTTCGATAGTGCGCCCAAGCTCTCGGGACATTGCCTGTTCAAGGCCTTTCCTCACCCCGACGATATGACCGTTCTTCACCGTAACATCGTTCCTGTCAATGGAACTATTCTCCGGCATTCCCTCCACCCAATAGCCGCCGAAAATAGATTTTTCAGCTTTTATCGGCTCTTTGATTTGGATATGGGTTTCTTTTAGCTTGGCCTTTGCCGGCGGCTTCTTCTCAGCTTTCGGCTTAGCTACCGCCGCCAAATGCTCTTTACTCGGCGTTTTCGCCCCGACAAAGCTTTTTCGTACTTCGTTGATTTTCTCGCCGTTAAACTTGCCCCCCATGCCTGCCTCAATCCGGCCTGATTCGTCGATTTTGACGGGCGAGCCTTTGTTTTCTGCTCCGTTCGGTTTAACGGTAATCCAGCGGCTGTCCATAGCCAACAATCGGCGGGCTTTGCTCAAAATGGCTCTTTGTTGCGTATTCATGTGTTAAATCCTTTAATCACGGCGCGGCTCGTACAGCGGCAGTTGATTTCCTCCCCCGGTTGTACCCATTTGCCGTCCAGATACATGCCTTTGCTCACGTCGAACCGTTTGCCGTTGGCGGCAACATGGCTTGGGCGCGGCTCTTTGCCTGCATGGGAGTGCATCCATATGGCTTCCGTGATGCCCAATTCCTGCCGCCGTGCCTTTTCAATGGCTGCCTTGGCTTTGTTGGTTTGGTCACGCGCGATAAAGGCGGCGCGGCGTTCGCTGATGCCGTAATCCTTGCGCAGTTCGCGGGTTAGTTGCGCCATGTCGTAGCCTGCATTCACGCTGCGCCATACGCTTTCTTCCACGCGGTTCAAGTATTGCTGGCCGATGGAGCGGATAAGCGAGACGTTGCCGCCCAATACGGCCTGCAAGGCGGTTTTCTGTTGTGCTGTGGCACGGAACCGGACGGTAAAGCCCGCCTCCCGTAAGGCCGTCTGAAAGGCTTTCTCTGTGTGGCTTGCACTTTGATTGGCGAATATCTCGGCAATTTGCGGGGCGAGTTTGTCCAGCCGTGCCAGCCAATAACGCAACAGGGCGGATAAAGCAGCCTGCAAGCCGTCCGCCAGGCCGTCTTGGGCAATGCCTTTCGGGTAGTGCCGTTCAAGCAAGCCCTGCACGTCGGTGCGCATTTCACGCAACAGTTTTTTCAGGCTTTTGCGGTAGGCGGCCTCTACGCCCAGGTTGGGCTGTATCGGCTTGAGGATGATGTCTTTATCGGACGGGGGGGGTAAATTCATAGCTTGCTTTCGGCGGGGGGGGGGGGGACAACGGGA